TGATGGTGTAGCTGGTGGCGCTGCCGTCGCCCACGTTGCTGGATACCTTGCGCAGGCGGCCGGACCAGTTGGCCAATTTCAGCGGGGTTACGATCCGCGCGTCGTCGGTGCCGGCGTCGGTTTCTGCCTGAGTGGCGATCTCCGCAATACCGGCAGTTGTCTCGCTGGCGGCAGGGGCAGCTGTGCCAAATGTCAGCCAACTGACGGTGCTGCTGCCCAGTGTGCCGTTGACCTGATCCTGGCGGTAGGTAGTACCGGCGCTCGTCCCTTCCTCGATGGTGGTGACGGCCTGTTCCAGCTCGGCAAAAGTGCTCGCATCCAGCGAGCGAGTCATGGCGGAGCTGGAGCCGTTCCAGACGTAAATGCCGTTTTCGGATGCGGTGGACTGCGCTCGCACCAGCACGCGATCGCCGCTGGCCATCGTGATGCCATCAATCGTGGCGCCGGGGCTACTCAGGTTGAGGTTGGCTTGTGTGGCGACGCGGCAGCTGTCTTTCCAGGCCAGACCCTCTACCAAGGAGTCCACGTAGCCTTTGGTCGCGGCATCGCCGGAGTCGCTGGGAGAGGCTAGGTTGACGGGCTTAGACGCCGAATTGAAGTCGAGGTCGGTAAAAACTTTCCGGGCCATGTCAGATCAGCCTTGCAAAGCCAGCGAGGGGTACTGAGAACACGATAACTGTTTGGTTTGTATTTGGATGCGACACGTCTGCTTCTACCTCCTGACTGCCGTTATCGAAAACTTCGACACTTGGAATATGCCCTAAGTTATGGTTTATAGTCCAAGTTAAAGCAGGGCTAGTCTGTGTAAATACATAAGCAGTACCCTCATCAGTACCATCTACCCATGTAGTGCCATTGTATTTAAGTACCTCCCCTGCACTTGGACTGTTTAGACTTACATCAGTAAGATCTGTTAGACCAAAAGTGCGTGGATTTTGCCCAGGCGCAGAGCTGCTGGGCGCCAGGCGTTGTAAAGATATTTCAACAAAAGCACCGTCTGCTATTTGACGGACTTCGCGCACTTGGTAGTTTACATTATCGACTCGGATAGCATCGCCGTAAAGTAAACCTCCAAAGTCTGCTGCCTTAGCCGTAAGAGCATAGTCGGTAGATATGACCATATCACCAGCAATTAGCTGGGTGGGCACGTCAAGAATACCTAAGGCTGTTATGTTACCTGCGGTGCAAGTTACACCAAAGTCGTACAAAAATAGCGATAGGTCTTCGGTGAAGGCCACTGCAGCGCTTAGAGGGAATGCCCCGGCTCAAGGTGAACCGGGGCGGTGGAGAAGATCAGCCGTACTTTTTGACACCCACGCCATTCACCGAGAAAGTGAAGGAGGGGCTAGAGCCGGAGATGGTGTAGGCTACCCGAACGTAGCGCTTGGCTTCGTCCTTAGAGATCGTGAGTTTCTGGTTGGAGGCAGACGTGGTTACACGAGTGAAGGCAGCTCCGGTCAGAGCGGTATACCCACTACCAAGAGAATCCGAGTGCTCGATCGTTACGTCCAGAGTAGGCGTATTACCCGAGCCAGCAGTGGAGTCGAGGATCAGAACGAGATCGCCGTCGTAGCTCTGCAGGTCAACGCCGGTAGCTGTACCAGTAGCAGTTTGAGCTGCAGTGGGATGCAGGTTGGCAACCTGCAGCTTATCAAGGGCCTGTTGGATAAGGGACATGATCAGTTCTCCTCAGAATCGGGGGTGGATTGGGGCTTACGGCCGCGCTTGGAAACCTCGCATACAGGCTGAGGAGCGGGCTCTGGTTCCGGCTCGGCGGGGGCAAGCTGAGCCTTGTTCATGCCAATCAAAAGATTGGCGTCGGCATCGCTGACCTCAAGGATGGAGCCAGCCTGGACTGGCTCCCCTGAGATCACGACCGAGCGAAGGATCTCGATCTTCATGTGGATCAGGTGCCGTAGCAGAAGGCGCCGGGCTGCTTGACGGCGAAATCAACGTCCTGGAGGGCGATGATGCGAACCGTACCAGCGGTGGAACCGGCGTAGGGATCCACGGTGAGATCGAGGCCGGACCACATACCCACGATGAACTGGCTGAAGTCACCGAACAGGGCGTCGTTGCTCTGCAGTTGGTTGCTCACGATCACGGGGTAGCCGTTGATCTGGTCGTCGGCGTAGACGAATTGAGCGGTTGAGGTGGCCGATTTCTCGGTGCTCTTCAGAGCGCCACGGGCAGCGGCGTTGATGATGTAGCGCAGAGCGCCAGCATCGGCATTCGCGGTTGCCACATCGGTCTCCATGCCGATGTACTCAGCGAAGGTGCCGTAGGTGGTGATGGTCTGGGTACCAATGCCGGTAGTGTTCACCAGACCCAAAGGCTGGTTGGAAGAGCCGGTGCCGTAGATGGCAGCGCGGTCGAGTTCCAGAGCGATGACCTTGGCGAGGTCAGAGCGAATCATCGACTCCACGTCGATGCTGGACTGGAGCAGCAGACGGCGGCTGTAGTCCACGAAGGCGCCCACGGTTTTGGGCGTCATGTTCACTTGGTCGATAGCCTGCTGGCTCTCGGTAGGCGAACCGGACTCACCTACCCAGTAAGCGGTGGCGGCAGAGGTTTGGCGGGGGATGCTGACGTTGCCCTGGAGGCCACTCAGCATGGTCACGCCGGCCTGCATCATCGCCATGCGATTGCGCAGCAGGTCGATGAAGCTACCGCTCAGCAGATCGGTGGAGACGAGGTTGCCGCCGGCGGTGGAGGCGCCCACCACGAGGTCGCGGCGCAGCACTTCATTCGGGATGACGATGCCGTTGGAGGAGCGCTCGTACTTGGCGGCAGCGGCCTTACCAACTTCGATCTCGAAGGCAGCGGCTTCGCGGGCAGCGCGGTCGCCGGGGTTGACGAGGTAGTTGAGGGCGCGAACGAAAGAGAAGCTACGGGTCTCCTTGTCGGTCAGACCGAGGGAAGCGGAGTTGTCGTCGTGGATGCGGCCTTGGATTTCCACGCGGGTACGTCCCAGTTGAGTCAGCACGGCTTCACGGGCTTGGTCGATGGTGGCGTCGTCGTTGATCAGGCGCTCAGCCAGATCAGCACCGACTTGGTGTTGGTCGCACATGGCGCGGATGGTCGCAACCCGCTCACGCTCGGACTGCCGAGCGGCGGCTTCGACCTCCTGAACATTGATGGTTTGTTCCATGGATGGAGGAGTTTGGGTGGAGTCAGGTCCGCGCTCGGCGGTCTGCTTAGTTCCAAGTGTAGGGGTCGATGCTTGAATTGTCTTTTCTGTTGTAAGTGGTTGGGGATCTGGATTGGTTTCTTGATGTGAACGTCCTAGGCCCACGGTTTGGTCGGCAGGGACGCTCACGGAGGAGACCTCCAGAACGTTCCATTTGACGACTTGCATATCGCCATTTTGTGCTTCACGCACGTCGTTAATTTCGTAGGCAAAGGATACGTTGCGGACGATACCGGCTTCGATGTCTTGGCGGCGCTTGTATTCTTCGGTGCCTTTTTCGGCGGTATTTGGGCTCCATTTTGTTTTGACGTAGAGGCGGCGGTCGCTGCCGAGCCAGGCTTTCTCTGCTACGCCGAGTACGACATCGCGGTTGTGGTTCCAGAGCCAAGGGCCGCCATCGTTCATGCGGGCCAGATCCATTGCGCCGTCGTCGTGCATCAGCACTTCACGGCCCCACCAGCGTTCTACCGGAGCCTCAGAGCTGAAGCTGAAGGTGAGGCCGGTGTCGGTGGATTCTTCTACGCGGAGGCCCTGTGGTGCTTCGCGCCTAAGCACCTCTTTATTGATGGCTTTGATGTCGAGGCGGTCCTGCATGGCTTTGCCAGTGGCGGGCTCGAAGGAGATGGGCGTGAAGTCGTGATCACTTAGCCACTTCTTGGCTTCGGCGGGAGTGAAGCGGGCGGCGTCGAAGCGGAGAGCCTGGAGTTTGAGTGGGTCGTTACCTTTGATGCCGTAGATGGAGTCGATGCCTTGGGCGAAGTCGTTGTTCTTGCGGCGGAAACGGTCGAACTGCGCGGGATCGAGGAGGCGAGCGGCGTGTTCGTTGGGGTAAGGGCGCTGCTCGGCAGTGCGGTCGTCCTCGTTATCGCTGGATGGTGCCTTGAGGGCGTCGATTTTGCGCAGCGTTGAAAACTTATGGCCTACGAGAGTTTCGGTTTCGGCCCAACCGTCCTGCTTAGGGCGGTAGATGCGGATGAGGGCGGCGGGATCATCAGAAGAGGCGTCGATGCTGAAATCGCTGCCCGGAACGCCGAGTGTGCCAGTGCGCATGATGTGTTCAATGCGGCCTCGGGCGGTTCCGCCGCTGGACTGCCATGCCACAAAATCACCTTCACTAAGTTCGCCGGCGGCGGCACGCACGGAACCAGCAGCGGCACGAACGGCGTCGGGATCAGCCAGGGCACGTCCGTCGGAGGAGGCGGAGGCTTCGGGGCTGAGCAGCTGCTCGGGGATGATCCAGAATTTGCAGGCGCCTTCCGGGGCGATGTCTCCAGAGACGACTTCACAGGCACGGGGACCGGCGTAGAAGATGCAGTTGGAGCACTGCATTCCTTCGTTGGCGAAGGGGCTAGCAGGCATGTAGTGAGCGCCGTGAGCACCGATACCTTGATCAAACTGGCCAAGTTCATCGACGATTTCCTCTAGGGCTTCGTATAGGGCGACCTGAGGAGCCGTAAGGTCTGGGGTCAGTTCGCGTGCTTCAGTGGGCTGGGCGCTCATATCTGTAGTGCCTGCTGTGTTGTGAAGTCTATCGGAAGCGTTTTTAATCGTTTTAGCCTTAGCGGTGGCCCAGGTCTGACCGGGATCGCCGCCCCAGGCGGCCCAAGCGACGCGACCGGGGGATGGGTAGGCAGGACTGTTCGGTGAGTAGCCTTCGCCTTGCTTGTCTACCTCGTGACGGGCGAACCAAGCGGACATCGTGATGACAGTGGCGGGGCTCAGCTCGTTACCGCTGAGGATTTGGGTGGCGCGGCGGGCAGCCACGCTGGTTCCGCCTGCACGGCCCTCGCGTTTCCAAGCGCGGTAGCGCTCGGCCTCTTCCCGCATACCTTCGGTAGGCATCAGGTCGATTTCGGTGCCGTTGATGCTGGCCATAGGAGGAAGGGGGTAATGGGGTGGAGCTGCGCTACTTAGGGCGCTTGGCGGCAGCGCTTAGGTCGGTGCGGAGCTTGAGGGGCTCGTCCTCACCCTCTAGGTAGAGGGGTTCGGTGTCGCGGCTGGGCGTATTGGCGGAGGGCTCGGTGGGCATGGGGGTACCGCCGCTTAAACCGAGCTGCTGTTTGATTTCGTTTTCCTTGCTGATGGTTGTCATGGTGTTCATGAAGTCGTTTCCGGTGTATTCCATGATCTGCTCGGCATGGGTTTGGAGCTGAAGGGCGCGGCTCATTTCCATAGCCTTCATCTCCTTGGCGGGGTCAACCCAGCTCCAGGCGCGGGCTTGCCAGTGCGGGGAGTTGTAGCGCTCCGGGCGAGTCCAGATGTCGGAGAACATCGGCATAGGCAGCTCGGTGAGGGCGGCGGCCATGAGCCACTCCTCGAATACACGCTGGTGTACTTGCTGGATTAGTACCGATTGGATGACGCGCCAGTGGTCACGATCCTCCAAAATGCTAAGCCTGGAGGAGCTGTAATTTGTGTCCGAAAAATCGCGGCTAAGTGTTTCGTAGGAGCAGCCGTAGCCGGCGGCGAAGCGGCGGGCGAGAGTGCGGACAACGGCTTCGTACTGGCCGTCGTCGGGGCCGAAGTCAGGGGGGATTGCCGTTTCACCTGGGAGGAGGAAGTTGTAGCTTCCGGGTTCGGTGTTCCAGAGGCGTTTGTTGTCTTCGAGGGCCGGGGTGCCGTCGGGATTTGTGCTGCCAAACGTTTCGGGTTCGGGTGTTTGGATCCAGCCCAGGCTGTTGGCTTGGACGCGCTTCCGGGTCCAATGGGCCTCTTCGTACTTGCCGAGGTTCCAAGAGGTCGTGATTACGGGGGCGAACCAAGGTACGCCTCTTGTCTGGCCTACACGCTCGGGGAGATAGACGTGGATGAAGTCGGCAGCGTCGATAAATAGGTGCTTAGCGCCGGCTTCTACAGGATTGGCAAATTCAACGTCGCCGGGGTGCTTACGCAAAATTGCGTAGCGGGTTGGCCTGCCCCATTCATTTAGTTCAACGCCCATACGCCAATAATGCTTAGGGCGATCACTTACGCCGGTGTACTCGTCGTCGATCTGATCCGATTCAATTAGTTCGAGACTTAGGGGGACTTTGCTGCGGCCCATGGCTTGGCGAACCAAGCGGATGCCGATTTCGCCGGACTCGGGGAGAGCTCCTGTGATGCTGAGTTCGATTCCGTGGAAGCTGAGGCGGCCTGTTACGTCGCAGGAATCAGCACGGCACCAACGGTTCCAGTAGGCGAGGAGGGCAGCGTTGCGGCGCTCGCGCCGATGACGTTGATCTGGGTGGTGCGTTTGGCTTGGCGGGCGTAGGGGTTGTCGCGGACCAGTGCGCGGCTGCGGTTGCGCAGCGTTTTGAGGCTGCCACGGATCTCGGCATCGGCGCTGCTGCCAGAGGCCAGGAAGTCGGCAGTAAAGCGGTTCCAGCGGGCGGCGTCGTAGGCGCGGCGTCCGTGGCGGATGGCTTGAAACTGATTGCGGATCCAGGTGCGGAGGCCCATGGCGGCTTAGGTGAAGCGGATGTAGAGGGAGCGGCCGTCGCCTTTGCCGTTGACGACATTTTCTGCGAGCTGTTCGCGGGCCACGTCGGCCTTGAGGCGATCACGCCAGGCGATCAACTGCGCGAGGTCAGCCCTCTTCACCATGCGACCGCCGGTGGCAGTCCCGATTCGGTATTCCTGTGCCCCTCCGACGAGGGCTCGAATCGCTGCTTCAACTGCTTCGAGGTCCTTCTGGGCTTGGCTACGCAGGTCGAGGGCAGTGGGGGAGCCCGCATAGGACAGCGAGGTGGAGACGGTGAACTCCCCGGTACGCTCTGTC